TGCCTTGCCCTGCGCGCCGCCCTTGAGCAATTTTGCCCCGGTTTCCGAACTGGAAATGGTCATCAAGTCCATGATGCTGTTCACGCGCTGCGCGGCTTTTTCTGACTGACTTTCGATCTCGTCAAAAACCACCGGAATGGCATCATTGCCCAGCGCCTGGCGAATGCCAGCTTCTGACGTCTCACCCTGAACGTACAGCATGTTGTCTTTCAGAACGCGGTGGACAATGTGGTTCATGATTGTTGTTTTCCCCGAGCCTGCGCCGCCCGTTATCCATATGTGTGGCCGCCAGTCAAGCGCGCCACATATCGGCGCGAGGAAAACAAATCCGGCGAGAAATTTACCGCTGATTGGCCGCTGCCATCGCAACCGCTCGCAGATTTCCACCAGCTTCACAGACTCGCTATTTGTGAGCGGGTCACCGCTCGCCATATCAATACGCTCGTTTAATTCATAAACAAATTTTCCCGGTGCATCGTCAAGATCGAATTCCTCGCCGCCGACCACCACCCGATCACCCAGATGCACAACCGCCTGACCATTATCCCACCAGGCACCGCGACCCCGCACTTTTTCCTGCACCCAGATACCGGCTTTCTGCGCTCGGCGAATAAGCGATTCAGCCGCCAGCGACCAATCGACACGCTCGCCGCTTTTTTTCTCGCTGGGGAACATGGCTTGCCACCATGCGAGCGGGGCCAGCTCCAACATTCTCAGCTTGTTGTGATCGCTGGATTTCAACGCCACCACCTGCCTGAAACCGTTTGGCATGTAAAACGCCGTAGATCGGTTGTAACCGAGAATTCGGAATGGCTGCTCGACTTCGGGCAGGTCATCAAACTGCGCGTCATAATCGTCATACGGCGGCGGTTCATCATCCACCGGAGGCGGTGGTGGCGTTTCCTCGTGATGTGCTGGCGGCGGGTCGGGCTGTTCAAACGGCGGCATGGCCAGAATTTCCGACGGCTCGCGCAGGTGTGCGCCGATAATTTTTATAATATCGGCCTGCGTTTTTCCTTCCGCTTCCGCGTCGAATAAATCCCATCCGTTTTCCAGCTTTCCCATGTACGGCACAGCAACAATTCGCATCTGTCCGCCAGCGGCGTTGACGTGCTCTGCAATGCGCAGCATCGCCGCCATGCCCGGCTGATCCTGATACGCCCGCATCTCGCCCGTGCGTTTATCAACCTGGCTATCGCAGTCCGGCCAGCCGACCACTTTACGACCCGCCAGCAGCGACCAGTCGGCATGATCAACGGCTTTGCATCCGCCCGGCCATGACATCACGACAATGCCGGTTCCGGCCATCAAACGACGGGCTGCGTCGGCGGCTTTTTCACCCTCGGCAACGATCACCTGCGCTCTCGGGTTGGCCACCAGCCCGCGCACGCCGTACAGCAAACGCGGCTTGTCGAGCGCCTTTTGTTTCCATCGCTGTTCGCCAGTTTTTCGGTTCGCCATCCAGCAGATTGGGATCACGTCTTTTTTGCCAGGCTCAGGCTCAACCCGACATGCATACCCGTGCAGATTGCCGTCGGCGTCGTGATACGGCCAGGCGGCCACCACCGGCACCGACACCCATTTATCACCGCGCCTGATTCGCAGCGTGGCCGGTGCTGGCTCGTTCGGTGTCGGGGCTATGCCGTAGTCCCACTCCGGCGGCTCGGCGGATCTGGTGGGCACCTGGGCGGGCCCGCTGGCGGCTGAATCATCAACGGCATGGCCACCGACAATCTCAGCAAGCCGCTGGATCGCATCGCCAGTCGTCAGGCCGTCATGCTCCTGAATAAAATCAATGTGATCACCCTTCGCACCGCATCCGAAACAGTAATAAGCCCACCCCTCACGCCCGAGAAAAACCGTGAACGATGGTGTTTTTTCACCGTGGAATGGACAACAGCCTTTGTACTCGTTATTGCTACCGGACAGCTCTACGCCGTAGCGTTCGATCAACTCCGGCAGCTCAATGCGCGATTTAAGCTCGCCAAGATCGAATTTGGCCATGATCATTCATCCCCAGACACCTGAACTTTTCCATCCTGGGGACTCGGTTGGTATCCATTACCTGCCGTGTTTTCTTCTCGAATTTTTGCGAGAAAATAATCAGCGTCTGGCATCGCGTCGCTACTTTCAAAAACGGGAATTTCCAGACGACGTGCTTCCTCAATTTCGCCGAACGTACCGACGCTGCGAGTGTGTCCCGGACACAGCAATACGGCATCGCAGCGTCGCATCAGCTCAAGCGTGGCATCAAGCCAAAATTGATCCGGCAGGTTGATCAGAGTTTCGAGGTGCCCGGTGTTGGCGTGCGGAATGATCGGTGACCAGCCGCGCCGGATTGCCTCAAGCCCGACTTGTCTGGCCGTCTGAATGTTCAGCTCGATGGCGTCGCGATTTATTCCACGATACGGCCCGGCAATGTAAATCACTGGAATTTTTTTCACGGGGAAATCCTCTTTTGTTTATTTTTGCATTATTGCGCAATGCTATTCTGCAAATCCCGTATTGAGCAAGTGGCCTTGCATAATCTCCTCGCTGGCCTGCTCCGTCGAGCGTGCTATAACCGATATCCCGCCAGCCTTGAGCACGTTGTCATGCCATATTTTTTGGTCTTTTTCGAGCCGACCGCTTCCAAATTTCGCTTCGACTGAAAGGAAAATTGCGATTCGTTGGCCCACCATGTCCGGTGTTATCGTCACGGTCTGCCAGCCTATCCCGTCCGCCGACCCTTTCATCAATCCGGCATGCAGCGGCCTTGGGTGCTTGATGACACGCTCTCCGCCTTCGGCCCGGTACACCTGGCCGGGTTTGAGTTGGAATGATTGACCGACCCACCCGGTGCCGGTGTTGTTGCGAAACAACCGGACGCCCTTAATTTTATGCACTGCGATCAGAATTTTTTTCCAGTGCGCGGTTGCCTTATCCATAATTTTACTCGCTCATGCAGCCCGGCCCGTAGCGGTCGATATAATCCTCATCGGTCGGCCCGGTGGGGTGATGTATGCACCAGACAGTACCATTGATCCGATGCGGGAAATGTACGCCGTCACAGAAACAGGTTCTGCGGCCCTCGCTCGGGCCTTTGCGTTGCCGGTAGGTGTCCAGTACCAGCGGGCCGCCGCACACCTTGCAGCGCGGCTCACGGACATATTGATCGACCAGGGTCGGCAGCGTCCTGCGCGCTCGGCAGACGTGATGTTTGCATCTGTAGCGGTACCCCACTTTGCTGCCCATGATCAGCCCTGCCCTGCCATATCTGTCTCTTTAAACAGTGCCTGGCTCACTGCTTCGATGTTTTCACGCAGCGCCTTGGGTTTCATACTCCGCACGTCGGACATTGCAAAACCCCAGCCGTCGATAATCGTGCGTCCGGTACGACGCGACCAATTCACCAGCAGGTCGCGCAGCTCGTTTTGCAGACGCTCCTTTTCGATTCTCGCCTTGAGTATGTGCGCCGCCTGGCCTTCGGACTTTCCCAGCGCGACAAGCTGCTTCACGGTGCGCGCGGCGCCTTGTGCTCGACGTGCTCCAATGCGTTCCTCGCGTGCTCGCCTTTCTTCCTCAGTTTCGACGATTTCTTGCAGCGTTCCCTCGACGGTTTTTGGTTGGTACTGTTTCAATTCCAGCTTGTGGCCACACTCGGGGCACTCGCGCCCTTCAACCGGCGTGTAAAAACACAGCGGGCACCGGGTGCTTTCGATTTCTCGTTCTTCTTCCTCTGTTTTTTCGCGCTTTCGTTTTTTGCTTTCCTTCAAGCGTCCACTCTCTCACGTCATTCGGTTTTCCATGCGTGTAGTAGTTGCCCGCGTGATCTAATATCAAACCGAAATGTTTGTCGCTGGCAGCAATAGCGGCGAGCCTGCCCTCAGTAGTGGACAGATCAAAACCGGGCGCATAAACCGGCCTTAAAACTCGCCCTGCTTGTTGCAAGAAAAGCGATTCAGATTCAGTGTGCCGGAGCATGATAGCGACCTCAGCAACCGGCAAGTCTGTGCCCTCGCTGATCACGTCAACGCTCACCAGCCCCTCAACAGAGCCATTCGCCAGGCCGTATATGAGTCGGTCGCGCTCGTTATCATCCATGCCGCCGTGGATAACGTGGAATTTAAAACCGGCATTTCGGAACGACGCGCAAACATTTTCCGCGTGTTTTACGTTTACACAAAACACAATCGCAGGCCGGTGCGGTGCCAGCTCGGCGTAGTGTTTAACCGCATCTCCGGTAATTGATCCGCGATCCATCGCGGCGGCCTGATCTTCGGCGCGGATTTCGCCTTTTGAGCGCCGCATTTTTGAAAAATCGACTTTTACGGGCGGTGCAAAAATTTTGGGAGGAACCAGCGAGCCATCGGCGATCAGATCCGCCATGGTCGGCCCTTCGACCATCGTTTGAAAAACGTCTCCCAGACCCTGACCGTCCGTACGGCACGGCGTCGCAGTCACACCCAGCAGCATGGCATTGGGCAGGGCTGCGATGATCCGCGCCCACGTCCCTGCAACGGCGTGATGCGCCTCGTCGATGATGATCAACTGCGGGTTGAATTTTTGCAGCCACTCCATCCTGCGGGCGAGCGTCTGCACGCTGGCCACGGCCACATGCGCGCCGTTGCGGATCATCGGCTGACCCAGCTTTGCGACGTGTGACCGGCGTATGTCCAGCACCTTGCTATCGGGTGCAACAATGCTGTGATGCAGGCCCAGGCCGCCAGCCGCCAGCGACGCCTGGCGGATCAGCTCTTTTCGGTGCTCCAAGATCAAAACGCGATTGCCGCGCATGCCTGCGCGCTCGGCAATGTGAGCATAGGTAACAGTTTTGCCGCCCCCGGTCGGGAGCACAAAAAGCACCGATTTACTGCCGCTGGCAAACGCCTGTCTGATCTCGGCCACACCCTGTTCCTGATAGGGGCGTAGCCGTATTTTCACTGCGTCAAGCCCATGTCCAGCTCGCGCAGGTTGCGCCTAATGTCCTTGATAATCTCCGACGGTGGACGGCGTTTCTCGACCACCTCGCGGGGCTGTATCTGGCCCTGCTCTGCCAGCTTGCGCACGTCATCGCTCAGGTCTGCGGGCAGCGTTCCCCGCTCCTCAGCGATGACAACGATGGCTGCAACCAATCGCGTCACCGCCGTTTCGGTGGGTTCTGACGTGCCTTTTTGCCAGCGCCACGGAGTCGATGGCGCGAGGTTCGCCCGTTTGCATGCCGCGTGCATAGACACCCCGCATCGGGCCGCCAAATCGTAAATTTCTTTGCCGTCCATCATTTACACCATTGGTTAAATTGTTATTGCAATCGTGGGCATTATTGCGCAAAGATTGCAGCCCGGCAATGTTGCAATGTTTTTATCCATTGCGCAATAATGCACGCAAAACGCGAGGATGACACGATGATGAATGGCTTTTATCTCTCGTCTGAGCTGTCCAACGAGCAATATCACAGCGGGCCTGGGGTCAGTAACTCCGGCCTGAAATTGCTCGGCAGCAGGACTCCTGCGCACTACTACGCGCAGTATATTGACCCCAACAGGCCGCCCGGAACGTCAACGCGGGCGCAGATGATCGGCACCGCGATACACGCGGCGGCGCTGGAACCTGAGCGGTTCGACGCTGAGTATGTTGTCGCGCCTTTTGAGCGTCGCAACCAGGCCGGTGCAAAAGCGTGGTTCCAAGCCGAAGCCGACGATCAGAACCGGCACATCCTGATCGAACCTGAATATCAGAACGTCCTTCGCATGCGCGAATCCCTGCACGCGCACCCGGTGGCTGGGCGGCTGCTGGCGGACGCCTACCAGTTTGAATTGTCGGCGTATGCCACCGACCCGATTACCGGCATCCAGTGTCGAATTCGCGCCGACCTGGCGACAAATAACGGATGGATTGTTGACCTGAAAAAATGCCAGGACGCAAGCCATGACGCGATTGCAAAACAGTTTGCGAATTACGGCTACTACCACCAGGACGCATTTTATTGCGACGTATGGAGCTGGGCGGCGGGCGAGCCACCGAGGGGGTTTGCATTTATCTGCGTCGAAGAAGAGTACCCGCACGCCGTCGCGGTTTACTGGCTGTCGAATGAGGACAGAGCGCGTGGTCGCGCAGAGTACCGTCGAAATTTGGAAATTTACGCGCAGTGTCTCGAAAGCGGGCACTGGCCCGCGTACTCACCGAGAGCGGAGCAACTGGACTTGCCCGAGTGGGCGCGCCGGAGAATTGACAGCTCTTTTTTGATGAATCGGAGGACTACTGAAAATGAACCAGCGAATACCAACCGTTGACCCTGATCAACCTGCACCAGCACGCCGTCGCATGGGGATTAAAAACCTCGCGCCGGGACTTGTTGAGCGCGGGAAAATCAAGATCGGTAACAAAGGACAGATGAGGAAATCATCGCAGGGAAATGAATTCCAAGCGCCTCAAAAAATTGACCACTTTCTCATCACGACAATGGAGCGCGGCCCGGACAACAACTTTCTGCGCGACGAAAAATTGCATGCGCTTCTGGGAGACAGGCCGCGTGAAATTCCGGTGGTGCTGATTTATGACGACATTGACCTCAATTTTCAGACCCGTTACTCGGCATACAACGGGCGCACGTTGTGGTGTTCGGGGGACGGTGAAACAGCGCGCCGCATGTATAAACCGTCAGAAAATGGACAACCGGCAGAGTTTAGAGAGGGGTCGTGCCCGTGTATCAGACAATCCCCGACGTATACCGGGCGCGACAAATGCAAAATCAACGGCACGCTGTCGGTGATGATTCAGGGCGCTGAGGCAATCGGCGGCGTCTGGAAATTGCGCACAACGTCCTATAACTCGGTGGTCGGCATACTGTCATCGCTGGCGCTGATCAAACGCATTACGGGCGGCCCGCTGGCGGGCATCCCGCTGATGATGACGCTGACACCCAAAGCGGTTGCCGATCCAATATCTGGACGCCAGCAAACCGTCTATGTGGTCGGCATCGAATATCGCGGGGGAATGGAAGCGCTGCAAAACCAGGGCCATCAACTGCTGCTGTCGCGCACTACTCACAATCTGCGGATTGAACACATTGAAGATGAAGCCCGTCAGCTCATCTCATTGCAGCCGAGCAACTATGCAGCACCGGATAGCGTGGCCGAGGAACTGGAGGAATTTTACCCCGAGGCTATCAATGGCGAGCTGCTGGATAACCAGGTCGGTGCCGGTGACGGGTTCGACGCCGCACCCCAGAAGCAAGCCCAGACGGCTCAGGCGGCCCCACAACAGCAGGTGGTGAGGCAGGTGGTACATGACCATGGCAGCGGTGCCGACGCGCTCAATGCGGACGTTATGGACGCCCCAGCGCCCACCCGCCAGCCTCAGCAGGTGCAGCAACCGCAGCAGGCGCAGGAAAACCTAAACCGCAGGCACCAGCACCAGCACCGCAGCAACAGCCGCAGCAACGCATCGCCGGACGCCTCACGTACTGGATCAACCGGGAAACCGGCGAATTCTCGGTGATCGAAAAGGGGCAGCCCGTCCCGACCGATGGCGAGACCATCGCAAAGGCCGGTTATGAGGAATTTGTGAACGCTGGCCAGCAGCACGCGCCTGCACCTACGGAAGCCCCGGAACAGTCGCAGCAGGGCGCCCAGCAAGCCCCAGAACAGGGCAATCAGGGCGACGGTGAGCAATCGGGCGGTCTTGTACTTTTCTAACCACACAGGGCGCCTGCGGGCGCCCATATTTTCGGAGTGAAAAAATGGAAATTCGCATCAAAAATTTTCGAGGCTGCGAATCCGCAGAGCTGTCCTTGTCACCCATCGCACTGGTGTGCGGACTGAATGGCGCGGGCAAAACCAGCATCGCGCAGGCCGTGTCTGCCGCGATTGTCGGTAACCCGGTGCCGATGGACGGCATCCTGAAAAAGGATGCCCGCATGCTGCTGCGTGACGGGGCCGGGCGTGGTGCATGCTCGGTTACCGATCCCAACGGCCAGGCTCAGGTCAACTGGCCGGGCGGGTCGGTCAACAGCACCGGCAATGCGCCGCGTGCATCTGAGATAGCCGCAGGGCTGAAAATCATTCTCGACATGAAACCTGCGGAACGTTCGGCGCTGATGATTGGCGTTATGGATGCCCTGCCGACCCGTGAGCAATTTGTCGCGGCGGTTGGTGCAGTGGCCAGTGAAAAAACGATTGAGTCTGTGTGGCAGGCGATTGAACAGCATGGCTGGGACGCTGCACACCGACGCGCCCGAGAAAGTGGCGCGAAATTAAAGGGCGCGTGGGAAGAAATCACGGGCGAGAAATGGGGCGAGAAAAGGGGAGAAACGTGGACGCCTGCCGTGCTTTCCGACGCCCCGGACGTTGACCCTGAAACGCTGCGACAGCAGCTTGAACAGGCACAGGCTGAACTTGACGCCTGCATCAAAAACCGTGCAGCGCACAGTGTGCGTCGTGAGCAACTGCAAAAAATAATCAACACCCCGCCGACGGATGCAACGCCGTACCAGCAGGGTGCTGAGCGTCTTGATGCTGAGATTGCCGACATTTACCGGGAAATCGAAAGCCTGCCGCGCCCGCAGTATGGGAACAGCGGCGATTGCAACTGCCCGCACTGCGGCGGCGCTCTGATCGTCAACAGCCGCACCGACGTGCGAGTGCCCGACCCTGGCCTGTCAGAAACGGAGAACCAGAACCGTGAGAATGCAATCAAAGCGGCGCAGCAGAAACGGTCAGAACTGGCGGAGAAAAACCGTCAGGCGAATGAAGCGCTGCGCTTGATCGAACAGCAGCACCGTGAAATCGAAAATGCAAAACGCGAACTGGCAGGCATGGCAGACGGTGATGCGACGCCGGAACAGGAACATGCGGCACGCCATGCGGTGAACCAGGCACGGGTACGTCTGGCTGCGTCCGATGCGATGCACCGAGCGGCAGAGCGTCACCGTGGGATCATCGTCAACCAGCACCTGGCAGGCGTGCTCAAACCGGACGGCCTGCGTCAGCAGGTTCTGGCGGCCCGGCTGGCCGCGTTTAACGAAACCCTGACCCGCATATCAGATGCGGCAGAGTGGGGCCGTGTGCGCCTCGATGATGACCTCAATGCGATATTCGATGGCCGACCCTATGTGCTGCTATCCGCCAGCGAACAGTGGCGCGTGCGCGTGACGTTGCAGGTTGCAATTGCAGGCATGGATGGCTCCGACGTTGTTGTGATTGACGCCGCCGACATCCTGCACCGCAAAGCGCGCAATGGACTATTCAAAATGCTGGTGGCCAGCAAGCTGCGGGCGCTGGTGACGATGACAATGGACGATCCGGGGGACGTGCCGCCGCTGTCGAAAGCTGGCATTGGCCGGTCGTACTGGATGCAAGCCGGGGCGTTGTCTGAAATTTAGCGCTTGCAATGGTTGCGAACATTGCGCAACAATGAAACGTGATAGCAATCACAAGGGAACAGTTATGGAAAATTGGATATTGGGAGTGTGTGTGGCTGCGTTGTCGGTTGTTGGCTCAATCATCGGCGCAGCGATAGTCGCCATCAAAATACACCGAGAACCTAGCCGTCGGCGTAGCGTTGCCGAGAGAATAAAAAAGGTTTTATCGGTCACGACGGATGCCGGTGATTTGAAGTCTGGCGCTGACATGGGATTCAGGCGACCGGAATACAAAAGCGCTTTTGAGGCGTGCCTGAACCATGAACTCGACTTGATGCGTCACCAGTTGGATCAGCTTGAAGCGATCCAACGAAACAATGTGCATCTGTATGAGCGCATGCTCGCTGATCTGGACAAGATAGGCGAAGAAATTTACGAACTTGAGCGCGAAGTGATGGAGAGCGCCAGGCTTGTATCACCCGGCCTTGAGAACGACCGAGGAACCAAACAACCAACCAGCCAGCCACGGGTAAGGTGATGGATTCAAAAAAATATCAGCCGCTTAATGATATGGAAATGTTCGAGACAATGCGTCTGATCTACCCCGAGCATTTCAAAGATGATGACCAATCGTTTGACCTGGCTGGGGAGTTGCTGGACTCGCCGGTTGATATCGGGAATGGCGTGCAGGTGGAATTGGCCGACCTGATTGGTCGGTTGGTGTCGCACACCGTGCCTATAAATTCGGTGCTAACTGATACGGGATATCACTGCATCGGTGATGTTTCGGTGTCCGATGACAGGGTGAATATGATCGCGGTGGTAAAGCGCGAAGTGCAAACTCAAGGGGGTGCAAAGTGAACACGATGCGAAAACAGTTTGAGGAATGGGCGGCCCCGTTGGGTCTGCTCACCGGGGCGGTGTACGACGCCAGCACAGACAGCTACGACACGTCATCAGGTGCGCAGCGCATTTACCTGGCGTTTCAGGCCGGAGTCGAAGGCGCGTTTAAAAATGAAAAAACCGAGCTGAAACGGATTGCCAGCATATGGCTTAAAGCGTTGGCGGATCAGTTGCGGGATGTGAGTGTCATGGTGGCCAATGGTGGCCAAGCTGAAAAAATTGACCGCGAGTTGCACCGCATTATCTCCGCGCTGGCGGACGGTGCAGAGTCACCAATGACCGTCGGCATTGAACCGAGCGAAATGGATGAATTCGACGATTACGAGCCGGGCATGATCAACGGAAACGGTGGCGGCAATGTCGAGTGGTGGCGCGACTACATGCGGTCAGAAATCGACAAGGCCAATGATCACTGGCGCTCACAGTTGCATCAGTTTTTAGAGCAAAACGATATTGATTTAATTGCCGAGTTGTCGCCGGATGAAGTGCATAAACTCGCGGATGAACTTTATGCAGCCGGATACAACGACCGGGAAAATGGACGCGATTATGACCCGCGTGCGCGCCTTGAATGGGCTGACGTTTCGGCGGCTATTTATCAAGCCTATGCCGCCCCGACTGCTGTCAATCATGGGCGCCCTATTCTCAGCCTCATAAACCCCAAAAACCGCCCCGGATACGCTGTCGTAACGGTATTTATTGGGAGCCGTGAATGCACGCAGGTGGTTTATTCCAAAGCCATGATTTTTTCGAGAGCCGATGAACTGCGCCGCGTGTTTGAAAATGTCCGGCACCTGATAAATGAGGATGTGGTGGCGGAGGCACGGCAAGCGCAGCCAACCCCACTGCACGGGCCGCACGGCAGTATCGCGTTTGATGCCGACGGCAAACCACACAACTGCTGCGGCGACCCCGGAGACTGCAACCGGCCATGCGAGGATAAAAACCATGAGTGATAAACCCGAGCACCAGGCGCAGGGCGATGAACTCATCGTGGCCGCATGGGTAGCCCCTCGAAATGTCGAGCTGCTCATGCGCGGCGTGAGGCTGGAAGGCATGCAGGCATCGCCGCTTCGTGATGATGTATATGGCCTGACTTCACCTCTCTGCATACCGTCCCGCCGGTCTGGGATTGTGACCGGCAACCGGCGCACCGTTCGATACTGCCCAGAGTGCGGCGCCATCGGCGATGTATCGGCCAGCAACATTTCATGCTGTCCCGACGGCAACAGGGCGGCGCGTGTGCCGGTGGAAATCGCCGAACAGGCAGCGGCTTGGTATGAGCACAGGATGTCTGAGATGAAACGCTCAATCGTCAAGGCATCGGTGCTGCCAGTGCCCGAACAGGAATCACAGCAATGATCTTCGAGCCAGTAAACCTGACCGAACACTGGTACAAGCCGCGCATGTCGCTGCGGGAGTACAGAGACGTTACTCCGCAGCAGTACATCAGCAGCCTGCCGCGTTATATCCGGCGCTGCATCCGTGCGGGTGTTCGACCCCGCGTCCAGCTTGTCCGCCAGCGCTCACCAGGCACCCGCAACCGTGGAATTTATATCCTGCAACCGACGCGGGAAATCATCGGGCGCTTTGATGACGATGTGGGGCTGGACACGTTGTCACACGTCAATTTGCAATCGTGGAACGAAGAATCATCAAAAATAATTGATGAAAAAATCGGTGAGAAAAATGAATGAGATTGTTGTCGATAATTTTGCAGGCGGTGGCGGGGCATCGGTTGGCATTGAAGCCGCCATTGGTCGCCCCATTGACATTGCAATCAACCACGACCCCGAAGCCATCGCCGTGCATGCGTTCAATCATCCGAACACCCAGCACTATTGCGAATCGGTTTTTTCAGTTGACCCGGTGGCCGCTGCAAACGGTCGCCCGGTCGGCCTGGCGTGGTTTTCACCTGACTGCACGCATCACAGCAAGGCCAAGGGTAGCAAGCCGCTGTCTACAAAACGGCGCGGCTTGGCATGGGTGGCCGTGCGCTGGGCAAAACGTGTACGGCCCCGCGTGATCATGCTGGAAAACGTCGAAGAGTTTTCAGAGTGGGGGCCACTGACGCCCGACGGCAAGCCTTGCCCGATTCGCAAGGGGCAGGAATTCAGGCGTTGGTGCAATCAAATCCAGCGGCTTGGGTATCGTCTCGATATGCGAGAGCTGCGAGCCTGCGACTATGGGGCGCCGACGATTCGCAAACGCCTGTTTATCATCGCTAGGCGCGACGGTATGCCCATCGTGTGGCCAGAGCCTACCCACGGCCCTGCCCCCGTCCTTGAGTCTCACAGGGGCGCGCATGAGTGCATAGACTGGTCGATACCCGTGCCATCCATTTTTGAGCGCTCAAGGCCGCTGGCGGACAACACATGCAAACGCATCGCGGCAGGCATCATGCGCTACGTTGTCGAGGCTCAAGAGCCGTTTTTTATCAGCGGCATTGATCACAAGGGCAGCGGCACCAGCCCGGTATGGTCGGCCACTGCTCCGCTGACGACGGTCACCACGGAAAACCGTCACGCGCTCGTTACGGCGTTCCTGGCCAAACACTATACCGGCGTGATCGGCAGCGATCTGCGCAAGCCGCTGGGCACTGTGACAGCCATTGACCATCACAGTCTTGTAACCGCCAGCATGCATGCCACCGGGTCGCCTACAGTGGGCCAGCACGCTGAACGGGTGGCGGCGTTCCTGACGGCGTATTACGGCAGCGAGCGTGACGGCCAGACCCTGTTTGACCCGATGCGGACAATCCCGACAAAAGACCGTTTCGGTCTGGTCACCGTACGCGGAGAAAATTACCGGATAACCGATATCGGCCTGCGCATGCTTCAACCGCCCGAGCTGGCCACCGCGCAGGGTTTCCCATCGTGGTATCGGTTCGATGCACCGCACCCGGTAACGGGCAAGCCAATGGGTAAAAAAATCGCTAATCGGATGATCGGCAACAGCGTGTCGCCGAACTTATCCGAAGCTCTTGTGCGAGCGAATTACAGCATCAGCGACAACCGACTTTATGCTTAAAAAATGGTGATTCTATGGTGAGAAATTATGTGACGTTCGGACAGGCACACGCGCACCGCATTGACGGCGTGACGCTCGAATGCGATTGCGTGGCGTCTTACACGTCGCCCGATGCCGAATCGGGCCGAGCCAAGGCTTTTGAGTTGTTTGGTCGTAAGTTTTGTTTTCACTACACAGAAAACGAAATTGAACACGTCAACATGAATTATTTTCCAAGAGGGGTGATTGACATAGATGGCTAATCGACCCGGAACATCTAATCAGCCTGTTATGTCGCTGCACCGTGATGCGCTGCGTCGGGCAGTATCCCGAAACGGCGTCAAGAAAGGGCTTGTCAGGGCAGGGCGCGGCATCACTCGGGCCACCGCGATACTGCTATGGCTAAACGGGATGATCAAACCGAAATTCTCTGATAGTGGTTATGCGTTCGTGCTCACCGAAAAAGGCCGCTGCTGGCTGGGGGATTGATATGTTGCTTGTGATTATCTGCGCCTTTATTGCCTCTTTTGTCATTGGACTTGTACTGGCAATGGCGGTGAATCAATTTTTAATAAAACTGACCACAGGTGATGACGATGGAGAATAAAACCGACGACGATAAAACATATACCTGCATGAATTGCGGCGCGGTGTTGCCGGTCGGATGGACGCATCAGCGAAGCGCTCGATACGGTATAAAAACATGGTTTGAATGTGGAAAAAACCAATCAAGGTAGGAAGTCGATGAAAACTTTTTACTGGTGGGCGTTGGCCATGTCGATATTTTTCATGGCCCACAACGCGATATACAACGATGAAATTAAAAACGATAACCAACAGCATCAGGAACAGGACAATGGCGATTCTTTGCGTTGAAAATAAAGATAAATTCATGTTTGCCCGCTTTGTTGAAAATGCGGTTTTCGTGCGCAACCACATAGACCGATTTGCACACTCCCACCGATTGACGTTTACACCGGCCATCGCGACGGCCTGCAAGCGCCTGGCGGTGGAAATGCTGGCGGCTGGTAAATCCGTGCCGGATGCGCTGGCGGATGCCTACAGGCTATCAACAAACCTCATCACGGCGTCTGCGCAGTGAGTGGCGTCAGCGACTTCTGGCGGCGGAACTCGGTCAACAGGCAGCGCCCGGAATATCGGGCTTGGCACAATCACCTGTTTGGCTGTGATTACTGCAATGGCAGGACTGGCCGCTACTGCGCTCAGGGGCGCGAGCTGCACGCGGACTATGCTGTGCCCCTGATTGGCCAGCAGATCGCACGAGAGCGTTCCCTCAGCGACCGGAGGCGCATGCTGGCGGCGCAGCGCGGATATCTGGTGCCGCAGATCAAGACCGAAGTGTGGCGCATCTGGGACGCGATGCAGGCCGAGCGCGAGAACAACCGCTAATCCTCGCTCACCTACCGTTCATCGGTAGCTGCCGATGGGGTATTGCATGCAATATCACCATTGGGTAATATGTCCACATCAACGACGGGGATGACCCCCACAACAACGGAGCGAGAGAAAATGAAAACGGTTGCAGAAATGATTGAGCTGGGCGGTAACGAGTGGGTAAGCGGTGACAAGCACCGCATCTACTTCAACAACGCCATGGAGTTGGCCGGGTACGTTGTTACCCGGTACAACACCGGGGCAATGTCGTCTTGCCGTCTCGACGGCGAGAAAATAAGCAACGCCAAGGCTGGCGAACTGGCCAGCCTGAAAGTTTACTACGATGTAAAGGCCGAAAGGCTGGTCATCAGCGGGCACGCCCGCATGTTCGACGAATTCGCGGAGCGGGTTAAAGCCGCTCTGCAATAACCAACCATCAGCCAACCGCCGCCCAGCGGGGCGGCATCGGGAGAAAAAAATGAAATTTTTTAAACTGAATGAACAGGGTAAGGAACAGGTGCGAAACATGGTGGAATTCTTCGCCAAGGCGCCGGAAGAACACGACATGGAATGGTGGTATGCACGCGCCGAAGATAAGGCGAACGGCGCTTCCCACGAGCCTATAGAACCAGGCGGTAACGTGCTGATTGAAATCAGCGGTCAGGATACGAAATCCGGCAACCCGGAGGTATTCCGGGTCGAATATGATGAATTCGATACCGTCGGCCAGGACGACGACGACGAATAGTTGCAACGGCCCGGCCCGTTGCGCAATAATGCACTGGCCGGGGTATTTCAGGCCCAGAGAGCGGTGGCCAAAAACACTCTCAGGATGTCAGGACAGGGGGACTTCGAGGCTCCGGCAAACACGACGGCACTTGCACCTCGAACTCGCCTCCATTCTCTCCCCTGAGACGGGGTTCCGGGGCATCCCGCTGGACGCGATAAAATCCGACCGTTTCCCATCGGGGCAGAGTGTGAAACGGCGAGCGGGTGGAAGGCCCGCCACTGTATCGGGATGCAGCCAGCCTTGAACCTGCCGCCAAGGCTCCTCGGATTAAATGGCTGCATCCCGATGCGGTGATGGCAAGTTGGGCGGCGCTTAGCTCCTCGCCACTTTGAGCGCCAGCAGGCCGGGTTGACCCAGCGCCTAAGCGGCCTGCACGCATCAGTATTGTGGTTTCTTGACCCGTGGTCTGGGCCTGGCCCAGATGCTCAATGCGCCTCTAGGCGGGGAATGAGGCGACCGAAACCGGACAGGTAATGCGGGTGAATGGTGGATATTCCCAAGAGCCGGTAAATACTACACCCGACCGCGCTGGCGTCGTTAAAGGCCAGCCCCTATCGACAAGGGTTCCGGCAAAAAAACAGCCCCCACGGCGCTGGAATCCTTGTCGATGCGGTGCAGCATGAGTTACGCGGGGTAGCTCCCCTGCTCAGATGGTGCGCTTTCCGTCAGACCCCGGACATCCGGGTAAGGCGCGCCGTCCACCGCATCAAACAGCGGATTGCCAGATGGCGGTCGGCGCTGGCCCGGCGCGAAACGGGCACGATTGCACCCAGAAGGGCCGCGCCGTCAGATCAACGACGGTTCCCCAATCACTGCCGCGAGCTGGTGGTGTGAGGCAGGCCCGCAAGAGAGCGCAGGGCGTCGAGCCGCCGACAAACTGCTTCACCCAAGGGCGAGCCTTGGGCACCCGGCGCACATATTTCCTCGCCGCAGAGGATGACGCGTCCCCGGACGAGGGTCACCGGGCCAAATTCCCTTCAGCCCCCATTTTGCGGCCCTCGTGGCCGCTTTTTTTATTCGCTCGACGCGCCGCAGGTATCGACCTGGGCCGGGCCTGCACCTGCGGCGGCGGCCTGGCTGGTGATCCACCACTGCAAGCACATCAGTCCGGTTTTGACCGCGTGGTATGTATCGTCATTGCCCACCAGCACCGCCAGCGCGTCACGCATTGTCACGCGCCCATCGCCGTCGATATCGACAATCGGGTCAAGGCTGGCCGGTGGCGGCACCATCAGGGCCGGGGGCGGGGTCGGAAATGCTGGCTGGCTGCCCGGTGGCGGCGGCATTTTTGATGCGCAGCCACTCAGCAGGCACCAGGCAGTCATCAATACGGCTGTCATCGGTCGAAACATAGCGGTAAACCCCTATCAGGGCCGATTCTGCGGCCCGCTGGCGCTCGATCTCTCTCAACTGGTACGAATGCCCGGCCTCGGTGCTGATCGCGTCCTGTGCGCGCTCAGTGGCTCGCGCAGATGCCTCATTGTCGGCCACCTGTCGCAGCAGGTCGGCCAGGGCGGCGCTGGTGGCCGCACTGCACCGGGCGTCACGGTAGCTGTAACCGGCCCATGCCGCTGCCAGCAGGGCCGCCAGCATCGCCCAGCGCTTGACCGTGGCCATCATGCCCGGCCACTCCTGGCCAGCCCGCCGCCGATGGCGTTGGTGCCAAACAGGATGCCGCAGACGGCCACCCAATGGCCGCCGTCGATCATGCCGAGGAACAAAAAAACGATGACATGACCAGGCCGGTGCCCATCATCAAAAACAGGAATGCCTGCAAGCGCTGGTCGATCAAATCCAGCCAGCCCCGCGCCCAATTGCGTACCCTGCTCATTGGCTCCACCAGGCGGCAGCGTCGAAAGTCGGACAGTCTTTACCGCTGTCAGCGTCGCGGTGTCCGCGCACGATGGCCTGCGGGTGGCGTTGGGTTATGTTGAGCATCAACGCGGCCAGCGATCCCCACTGCGACCGCGTGAAATTGCAGTCCGGTTTCCCGTTCTGGTCAACGCCACCGACCAGGCACACGCCCAGCGAACTCTTGTTGTGCCCGAGCACATGCGCGCCCGGCACCGATTCATCGCGCCCCTTTTCAACGCTGCCATCGCGCCGGATCACATAGTGATAACCGATATCGGCCCAGCCGTTGCCATACGGTTTCGGGTCGGTGTGCCACTGGCGTATCTCAGCAGCGCCGATGTCCAGGTCAGGGCCAGTGGCCGAACAGTGGATATAAATTTCTTTAATTTGCATTTTTTCTACCGTCGCGCTTGATAGTCACCACAACCTCAACACCGAGTTTTTTCTAGCATGAGCCGCGTTGTCACGTTGACGCCGCCCAGCGTTGCCGCGCCGATAATGCCCGCGATCAGCGACGGCCCCACAACGTCCGTATACTCCTGCACCTCGACAAATAGAGTCCCGTACACTGCAAACAGCAGGCCGAACACCGCGCCGATGATCGCGTATGCAAACAGCCAGCTTGCACGCATCTGGACCCGGCCGCCCTGGCCTTGAGAGAGGAATTGATGGGCCGTAACGGCGCATCCGCCGAGTCCGCCTGAGATGGCGGCGAGTAGCAGCAGTATCAGTGTGGAACTTGCCTCAATGCGCTCAAGCATTAAAAACCCCCGGAGCAGTTTTGGTACTGTTCTGGGGGATCAGTTTATCAAAACGATAGTGCAGCCACTACTGATAGGGCGGCCAGTGCAGCGCGGATCGCGGTGGTGCGTTGCGCGCGCCACACCAATCCGGGTGGCAGAAGGCGAAGCAGATCGATCAGGTATCCGGCCACTAGTTACCTACAAGTGCCGGGTTAGTTGCATACATGAAAATAAGTCCGGCTGGCGGACTTATCACATCGGCATCATCCCCAGTTGACGAGTAGCTGTACCGTATTCCGAAAAAGTCAGGTGTAAGCGTGATCATGCATAAAAGATCGTTCCGAGAAAATGCAACGGTTTGCCCAATAACCCAAGGTTCCCACCCCGCAGGCCATATATTATTACTGCTATCCGGTGCAGACATGCTTGGGTGGGCGACTAGACCACTCGTACAGCCTACAACAATCGGCCCCAATCGCACCAGTCTCAACGATCCATTCGTAAAATCTCCGTCGAGTTCTACATCTATCGACGAGCCTTTTAGCTCGCCCTGAATATCCTCAAGTACCGCCTGCGCCTTCGCCGCCGCGATCTGTTCTATCGCCTGCGCAACTTGATCGAACTCATCAGGGTCTGGATCGACGTCGCCAGCATCCAACACGCTCAACAGCTCGCGCTGGATCATGTTTGGCCAGATAGAACGCAGCACCGTGCGCGGCACTGGCGGCACCGTCCCCGGATCGCCGTCAGTGAATTCACCGGCTGCTGTTGCTGTTGGGTCGTTGTATTTGTCCATTGCAAACCTCGATCAATTTATGGGGCAACCGGGATGTCGTAAATCACGACGGTATGAGCCGGTTTGTAACGCTCGATGGCGCATCTTATAGCATCAATGACAGTCTGCGGCTGCGGGTCAGCGACGACGATACGCCACACAAAATTCCATTCGCTGCCGCCGACAGGATCACCCATGCCGCTCAGTCCAAGCAAAAATGGCTGCTCATCAACGATGCTGGCGGACACGCCGAACCCGGACACGATGTCCAGATAATACTGTTGATTCTGCCGCCCGGTGGACAGTAGCTGGGCGATGATCGCGCCGCGCCGTTCTTCGACGGTCTGCGACCCGGTATCAACAACGCAGCCGCCCGGCAGGTCAAGCTCGCGTTCCCACTCGTCCAGCAGCTCAAGCGTCGTTCGCGGGTCGATTTCCCGCATCATGTCACCGGCCCGGTCGTCAACGCGCCCCAGCTCGTCAGCAATGCCCCTCAGCAGGTCATCGGTGCGGCTGCCCTGCTCTCGGTTCCAAGCGCGTCCCAGCGGCAACAGGGCGCGCAGGGCGGCCACATAATCTCTCACAGCCATGTCACTGTCCCCAGCACCGGGATTTGATTCTCAGCGGGCGTGATCGGGGCGGCAGGGGCCACCAGCGTATGGTGATCCTCGCCCTGCGCCAGACTGATTGCCTCATTGATAGACGATGGATAAATCGTCACGCCAGGTTCGCCCGAACGCCGGAACAGGTCGGCAATTTCAGATTCAACGGCCTGCCGCACGGCGGTGGTGTCCGGTGTTACCGACAGCGATATATCAATCGGCAATTCCTCCGGCGCGAATACAGTTACCTGCGCCGTGATCGGTCGCACCGTGTCGATGTACGCCTGCACCTCGGACACTTTGGTCGGCGTCGGTATGATCGGGTCGGTATCGTCGGTAGCAAACGTCACGCCGACCGTGCCCGGTCCCAGCCAGGCCGGATAAACCCATGCGCGAGTGACGCCCGGCACCTCAAGTGCCCACGTCACATAGTCAAACGCCGCGCCGCCGTGCGGGGGCTGTCGTAGCCGGTTCAGCAGCCTGTTGCGCACGCTCTCGATACTCTCCTGATCTGATCCGTCAACGATGCCCGGCCCGACTACCTCAGCCTGGGAAAACACGCCGGTAATCGGTGACACCAGCGACACCATGGCGCCCGCCGGAGTGTTGCCTGCTGCGCCCGGAATGACGGCCTCAACGCCGACCGTGCCAGACCCTGCGGATATCGTTAAATCGGCCACCGTGGCGAACTGTGCGCCGTCTGTGCGTTGCACAACTGTGCCCTGCGGGATAGTGATGTTGGCGCCGGTAATTGAAAACTCGACGTCACCCTGAGCGGCCACCGCGTCTATTGGATAGATGCCGTACAGTGACGCTTTTCTCAGCAGCCAATCATCCTCGGCGGTGTCGGCAAAAAATTGTCGTGACAGATATTCGATGTAGCCGTACAGACCGTGAACTGCACCGGCCTCGATGCGCGCCAAAACCGCGACAACCGAGCGTCGCAAAACAGCGCCGTTGAGCGCCAGGCGCGAAAAAAAATCCGATGTAATCCTGACAACCAGCTCGGACAGTGTTGGTCGTTGAAATGGCACGCTCAAGCCCTCCGTGCGGCCTGCTGCCGCCATGCGTATTCATATCGGTATTGCACTGCGTCACCCTCCGGCCTGCTCAACTGCACAGTTATCAGCAGCACGCCTGCGCTTGGAATTTCAGCCGTCACATTGATGGAATCTACCACCTGATCTTCCACCATCCATTGCAGCGACTCTCGGGCGTACTGCTCTGCGCGTTCCAGCACCTGCGTCTGTTGTTTTTCTCGTTCCAGCAGCCACAAGCGCGACCCTGTTTCATCGTCGTTTTCGTTGGCCACCGAGTCGCCCCACCATCCGCGAGGGTCGCCACTGCCGTCGGTGATCACGTCATCCGGTTGGGCGCGGGCGTCGGTGAAAAGCGAAATAATCACCGCCGTTTCCAGACCCTCATCAATGGCCAGGTCATTATCGGCAATGACGAAATCGCCGAGCATGTCATCATTGAGAATTAGCGCTATGTCGCTCATTGCGGCGTACCTGTGCTGCCCGGCCCGGTCGTGACGCCCGGATGCGTGTGCGTGCTGCCGACGTTAATGCCGTTGTTTGTCAGCATGCCGGTGACTTCTGCCCCACCGTTTGCCGCCAGAGAGCCTGAAAGCGTTGTGGCGCCCTGCACGTTCAGTGCCCCGGTGCATGTAACTGTCGGCGCGCCGAGCGTCACACTGTCGGCGTCAATAACCACGCTCGTCGCGCTCGCATAGATGGTATCACCGGCCACCACTTCGATCACTCCACCTCGTTTTATATGCACGCGGTCGCCCTCGTCGGTGTATATCGCCACCTCTCCCTCTTCCAGACCGCGCAGTCGATAACGTCGGTCATCAATCGCGACAATCAGGCCGTGCGAACGGTCGCCACCGGCAAAAACGACAACGGCCTCAGCGCCTGGCTTGGGCACCGAAGTGAATCCGTATTCCTGAAAACGCTCGACGTTATCGCGTGTTTCGTTTTTCAAAACTTCGAGCTGGATTGATTGCAGTGTTGTCGTGTCGCGCACCACTTTTACCACCGCACGCGCCACCATGTTATCCACGCGACGTGCAAGCGGGGCCAGCAGGCGCTGGAACTGTCTAATCATAACCGTCACCCCAACCGATGCCCGTTTGTTTTCCGTCGCTGGCGCTTTCTTTTTGCACTGGATCCGGCCTGAATGACCCGAGCGGTGCCAGCGTCAACGCCGTGCGCGTGCCCTGCGCGTTGAGAGTAAACGACACCGACACGATCAACATATCAGCGTCGATTGAAAGCGTATCAGACACCACGCGCACAACCCGGTTGATTTCCCACAGCCTGCCGTCGCGCTGCGTCCAGCCCTGCAACGTGGCGCTTACCTCAACACTGCTGGCGGCCCGGTTAGCGGATTCCCAATCGGCCCGTTCCTGCGCCTGCGCTGCGCTTAAATTCCCGCTGGGCCGCAGGTACAACACGCGGGATTCGCGCACGTTGGGATCAGTTGCCTCGGCTCTCGGTGTGGCCGCGTCCTCGCCGTTGAGCGTGTCGGTGCCGAAGTGCTGACCGGCAACAACATAGCGATGGAAACGCTGCTCAAGAGAGCGCCGGAGCGACATGGAGAGCACGTTGTCACCCTCGCGGATATCAGTGCCTGCACGCGCCCGGCCCTCGCGCTCAAGCACAACCGAACCATCGCCCTGGGGGATCGGCAAAACTGCCGACAACTGGCACGCCCGGTTGATGCAATCAAACGCCGTTTCGCCCGGCTGTATGTCGAATTTATCCAGCGTTTTCAGGCCGCCGATTTGCGAACTGATGGGCACCGAAAACGGCTTTGCCAGGCGCTGGGCAAGCTGCAACGCGGTCACACCGGCCAGCTCATAAGTGCCGATCTCGGGCGCGCAGTCCACCAGGTCGGCTGATCGGTCGCGGCCCGTCACGTTGACAGTGTGATCAGACGCGGAGAACGACGCTTGCCGGGTATCGACGTAACCTGTGATTACGGTCTGGCCACCGATAATCAGCGCGCAGGCGTCACCCTGCGACACGGGCCAGCGCGTTGGGTTGCCGGGGAATCTCTCGCTAAGGGTCAGGGAGAAACGGCCCGAAATGGCGCGCATGCTGCGTTGCACGTCGATTTCCTGCCAGCCACCGTACCGGGTGCCATTGACAAGCAAAACCACCTCAGTCACTGGAAAGCACCTCGATATCGACGCCGCCAGGTACAAAACTCGGGTGGCGTATCCGGTTGCGAGTCACGATATCGGATGCGCGCTCTGCATCTGCGTACAGCCGGTAAGCCAGCACCAGGGCGGGGATGGTCTGCCGCTCGCGGATCACCACCACGCGGGGCAGTGATGCGTCCTCTTGAGGGATCGCACGGACAAGGCGGGCGCGCAGGGCGGTCAGCGAATCAAAAACGGAGTCGGGCGCGGTGTCGGCCTGATCGTCGATCCGGTCGGAAATGTCATCACGCGCCGCCTCAGCGTCTGAGAGCGTTTCAAAGCGTCGCTGCGTGGCCACTACGGACTCATTGATAACGCACGTCTGGCGAGCATATGCGGCCAGTGCGGCGCGGTTATCGTCGGCACGCTGGCGGGTTGGCGTTGTTGTCGGTTCGGCTGGCGGGTTGAACGCTGAATAAAACGCCGACAACGCCCGGCCACGACTCGATGCCGACGCGCTGGAACTGGCCACGCTGCCCATGATTGACCTCGTCATGTTGGCCAGGCGCTCAGGTTGGCGCACAAAATCCTCGGCCTGATCCTTGAGCCTGATAATGTCCTGATTCAGCGCGGCGGCGGTTTCAATGCTGGCACGCACCGGGGCGAACGCCTCGGCCATGGCATCGGACATAGCGGCCACCGTTGCCGATGCCTGATCAACGGCCCACTGCGGCAAACCTGCGACGCTGAACTCGTCGAGGAATGACGCCTCACACGATTGCAGGGAGTCAGCAGCAGCGGCTGCCACAGCGTCCGTGGTGTCCACTGAGATGCTGGGGTATGTCGGGCCTTCGGTCTCTCTAAACGTCAGCGAGAAACGCGCCATGCCCCCTTCCGTGCGCGTCTCCCGGACAGTGAAAGACCCGGCCTGCACAGTGCGGCGTCCGTAGAACGGGTGAACCAGCTCGCCCGGCCCCTCCTCCTCAAGCGCAGCGATCAACGCCTTCTTTTCGATCAGGTAATCCGGGCCGATCAGGTACGCATCAAACACGATGTTGCGAGTAGCGCGGCCCATGTCCTCGATGAACGGGTTGTCGCGTTTCGGAAACTCGTGCGTAGCCGTTCGCCGACCGCTGGTCAGCTCGTTTGATTCAATAAAAAATTCAACGCCTCGGAATGCGCCCTTTTCGACGCGCTCGCGCCAGGTCATTGCGCCCCCTGCAACTGGTAACCCATGGACAGATCAACGTCGGCAGTGCTGGTTCGGTCGCTCTCAACGCGCACGCCACGCGGCAGGTTAGTAAAGTCCACCAGCACGCGGGCTTCGGGCTGTTCGCTATTGCGACCACTTTGCAGCACGCCTGCGCCCGGTGACAGCGCAGGTACGGGACGCTGTGCGGTCTGCGGGCTGTCATCGGCAAACGGATTCAGGCTGTCAATGATGCCCTTTATCGCGCCCTTGATGCTAAATCCGGTCAGCTTTTCAATGAGTGCGTCGAGGCTGTCGAGGATGATGGTGATCGGGTTAAATTCCTTCACCATCGCCACCAACCCTTTCAAAAATCCGTCCTTGAATGCCGCCTTTACGCGCTCGAAACGCGCTTTGAAAAAGTCCGCGATGCTATCCCAATTTTTGTAGATCAGGAACGCGGCGGCGGCGATGGCCGCGACGGCACCGAGGAACCAACCAATGGGCGATAGTCCGATGACAATACCCAGCGTTTTCAGCGCGGCAGCGGCCTGCAAAATGGCGAGCACAAACTTGCCACCCATGGACACTGCCAGCAACGTGATGACCGTGTTCACAACGCCAATGTTCTTTTCAATCCACGCAATCAGATTGATCAGCGGCCTTATCGCGTCAATGAACGATGACACCGACGCCTTTAACTCGTCGAATGTCGGTATCGTTTTGACAAACGCATCAGCCCACCGCTCGATATCTGCCCGGTTTTCCAGAATGAAATTTCCCAGCTTTGTGAACAGCTCTTCGGCAATAGGCATCAGCCGAACGGCCAGAGCATCGCGAACGCTTCCGATGATTGCGCGCAGACGTTTCATGCTCGCATCAAATTTCTCGGCGTTCTGTGCCCCCTCCCGCCCCATTGCAAAACCCAGCTCATGGAACTCTGCGCGCAGGCGCTCGATTTCCTCGCTGGACTGGCCCAGCAGGTAGGTGAATTGCTCGCCACCCTGACCGCCGAACAATTCATCCGCCAGCCGCTGGCGCGCCGCGACGTTCTGAACGCCGCGCATGCGATCCATGACGATTTTCAGGATTTTTTCAGTGTCGCCTCCGGTTTCCCGAAGCTCCTCCGCGCTGATACCCAGCCGCCTGAATGACTCAGCAGCAGACCCCGCGCCGGTCACGACAAACTCATCAGTGCGCAGTGACAGCTCTTTCAAGCCATCAATCAAGCCTTCCTGCGTGATGTTGTATTTCCCGGCAATGTAATTCAGCTCTTCCAGTGACTCGATGCTGATACCAAGCCGTTTCGACCAAGTATTCAGCTCGCGGGCAGACTCTGAAAATCCGGTGAGAATTTTCCCAGCCGTGGCCAGGCCCAAGGCACCGAGCGCGGCAAACCTCGTCATCAGTTGCCCGGTGACGGCGGCCAGGTTTGAAAATGCTTTGGTGGTAGCGTTAAGAGAAAGGCCCAAACGCTGGAAACCAGATGCGTCACTCAGACGCCGGAGAGAGCGGCGCAGGCGCTCGACGGGAACGAGAAGACGCCGCATGCGGCCCTGTATGCGCTGCATCGGTGCCGTGACGCGATCCACGGCACCGATGACTATTGAGAGTGGAAACTGTTTTTTATTTGCCATTTCCTCGTTCCTTTACAATCCACTCCCGGCGCTCATTCCAAAATATCAGATCATCACAATCAAGCGCCTCAATGTCAGCGGGTGACCACCCGAAATCAGCAGCTAAGAGCGCCCATATTTCGCGCCAGTTTCGGGGCCACCGGGAATAAAACCCCCGATCAAGTCCATCACCTGCATGATATCCTCCGCTTCCAGCTCATCTAGCACGGCGGCGGGCTGATCGCAGGTGGCCGCGACAAACGGGAAAATGTCACCAAAATTTTTTGGTTCCATCGGCATTTTTTTGAAATGCTTTCCCTTCGGTGACATGAAACGAAGTTGAGTGATTGTCTCACTGCCCCATTCAATGGGGTGTTTCAGTGTCACCGTGTGCGTGTACTTTTCCTTACCAGACATCAGCGCACTTCCTCCGCATAGCCTTCAAAGCGGGTTGTGATGTTGCCTTCGTTCGTCGCCACGTTGCCATCACCGGCATACCAGGCTTCACGCAGCACGATCACTTTTCCGTTCGCAAGCGTCAGGGTCACGGTCGCATCTTCGATGGTCACCAGCGCGTCCAGGTCAAGCTCTGAACGGTCAGTGATTTCACCCTCGATAAACCCCACCTGCGGCGTCTCGGTGAAACCGTGAATGCTGTCTGCACCGACAATGGCCGTCCGCTGGGGGCGGCCAAGGTTGTAGGTGAATTCGCCTTTTGCATCGTATTTTTCACCGTTGACTTGAACGGTGATGATGCCGCCACGTCGTTGACTCATGTTCGCCTCCCGTTACGCTGCGGCTTGCAGCAAGAAAGAAATTTGCACGCCGCCGACGCGGAACTGGTTAATCAGATCAGGCGGCAGCATCCAGTCCAGACGGTTCGGGTCGGTCGAGTTGCGCTCACAAATCAGGTCGCGCTTGAACTGGTCAATGCCTTCAACCAGGCCGAGCTGTTCCCACTGCGTGAATTTCGCAACCGCTTCCGCTTTTCCGATTGCCGGAGTGATAACCGGCTGGCCTGCACCGATGCGCGAGCTGTCGTTCGCGAGCTTGTGGCGCGGATACTTGCTCAGGATGTAATTGCGGAAGTCATACCGCAAGTACATCAAAGTCAGCAGCGTATTCACATCCAGATAACTCGTGTCGTCTGCACCTGCCGCGTTTTGACTGTACGTCGTGACCATGCGCTCGATGACAACGCGACCACCGGCATCAACGCGAGTGGTTGCGATGTTGTCGTACAGCAGCAGGTTGCGTTCTTCCAGCGTCCAGCGGTCGGTCTCTGCGGGCGCATCAATCCATTTTGACGCGAGCGTCTGGAATGGCCGGGCCGGGTCAATCTCGCCGTTAAACGCGACGATTGCACCGATGCTGGCGGCGTATTCATAAACCGGCGTCGGGCTGCTGTTGGTGCCGAGGATGGAAACGTGCGGGCTGTTGCGACTGTCACCGAGCGCCCCGGTGCTGGACAGATCGCCGTCGAACGCCGACACGACAACACCATCAATCATGCGCATCGGCCCGAAGCGGCTTGCCATCTCTGTTTCGATGGTTGTCAGGCTAAACGCATCGGTGTACGGCATGACGATAATGTTAAACC